GTCTCTGGCTGGTCTGCGTCCCGCAGTGAATCCCAGACTACAGGGGCAAGGCGCTTTGCGCTTGTCCGGCTAAGACCGACTGCATCCCGCAGTCGACGTTCTACACCCCGCAGTGAAGCGGGTTGTACGCTCTTCATTCCGTGCATGGCATACAAGCCCTTTGCACGTCGAGCAAATTCATCAATCACGGCATCAGCCATGCTTTGATCTGATACTGCTTCGATGGCTCCACAAAGCGCATCGTAGTAGGCTTCAAGCCCTTCATGTATCAGGTCACCTTCAGCATCATCGTATACCGACATTGCGTACTCTTCAGGTGACTGCTCAGGCATTGGAGCCATGACCATCTCTTCGTCTTCCATACCCATCATAGGCTCCATGCCGTAATACTCCTTTAGGCTTTTGACGCTGTTACGATACTCGGCTGGTGTGGGTGTTATGCTTGCCTCAGCGATAGGCCACCGGGTGATTTCAGAAACATCACCCATGCTTTTCCGTTCTACCAAGTGTGCAGCTGCACCAGATGAAAAGCCCATCTTGCCTTGCTTGCATAACTTTGCAATCATGGACCCGTACTCGTCGGCTAGATCTAACTGAGCCTCGTACCAAAGCCCGGTATTGTCCATCTTGATGTAACCGGTACCGATAGACTTCTTGCCTACACTTGTATCCATACCGTGGTGGTAGTACACATTAAGAGGAACGCGCTTGCCATCGCTCATTGGGAAACCGTAGTCGGTTGACTTAGTGAAATAATCACCCTCAAGGTCAGCACTTTGGGTATCGCCAAAGCGCACCAGATAACCCTTCACGTAACCAAGCCGGTCGCTCTTTATCCCGTCTACGAATGATGTCAGCACGTCCATGGTGTAAGTATCCCACACGGTCCTTTTATTCGAATGTCGTTAGATCTGGTTCGTATCCCTCTAGGTCTCTAAGCGGTAGCACCCTAGTGGTTGGACCCCAGTCAGCATTCTGCACTACGGTTGCCATGTCACTAAGCGGCAACCCTTCAGCGTAAAGTGCATAACGTGATTTGCCTAGGATTTGTTGAGCCTCCATAGCGGTAAGCCCACGCAAGATATCTTCACCGGTAACCGGTTTAGGTCGCGTATCAGGGATGGAATTATCACCGGTTATCTCTGCCCATGACAAGGTTACCGGAATCATCACGCACCGACAGTTCGGATGGCTTGGCATAATCTCATCGGTGGTTGATAGCGTACCGGACAAAGCCAAACACGCAAGACAAACTCGGCTGTCCTGTGTTGCTTGGCGCCGGTATCCGGTAACCGCTGGGTTCTGCGTGTAGAGTTGCCGTTGTGCTTCACGGGCGCTTCGAATCATCTCAGTACGTGCTATCGTCTCTGCTCGGTAGCGTCCGATGTCTGCCGCCTTGCGTACCCGTCGTGCTACGGTTCGTGGTCCTTCACCCAACGAGATACCCTGCACCAAAGCCATCTGCATGGCATCAGTGGTCACCTGCGGTATGGTCGCAAATAGCTCACCCAAAGGGCTTCCATCACCCGCCATGCCGACAAAGGCTTGGAGCTGCTCATCTGGCAGGTTTGTCCATGAACTTCCGAGACTAACACCCGCCGGTTTACGACCTGCCGCCGCTTCAACCATGCCGACGCTTGCCTCATTCGCAAGGACTGCTGATTCAAGTTGTCCATCAGCCGTTATCGTAGCCCCCTCGATGCTAAACTTTTTGAGGTTCTTTCCTAACTCTTCAATGTTATCGATGATGCGTTGACGCATCCAAAGTATGGTGTCGGACGGGTCTTCACCGTTATCTAGCCGTTCTTGGATACGACCTTCCAATGCTTCTAGTTCATCGATGCTTGCCTTTGTGGCTGCCTTGTATGCGCGTTGCATACGGCTGATGGCTACGCCTTCACGCTCTAAAAGTTCGTTACGAAACTTTTGACTGGCTGCATAGATTCGAGCGCTGTCCGTGTTTACTCTTTTGAGATGCTTTCCATCTCGTATCCGTAAAAAGGGTGAGACTTATACACTACCCCCGGAGTGCATACGTGGTCACCATCAAGGCTTTTGCCGTCTGGCTGCATAGCGTTACGTTTGGACGTTGACCACCTAAATCCTGCATCGCCACCCCATAAGTCCCAAGCTACCCTACCGGGACTAGGGAAACCTTCCTCACCAGAGTTGAAGCCTTCCGCCTTCTTGTCTACCTCATGACGTGAAAAGAAACTGTACATCCGGAGGATGGTATCCTCGCTCAGTTTCTCACCATTCACGATCTGGTTTGCTCGTGCCAATCCTATGCGTGTGCCGCCATCAAAGCCCTCCGCTTTCCAGTCAAGCGCCCGTTGTGCTGCTGTTCGCATTGCTTCAGTTGGTCGGAACTTTACATCGTAAGAGCGTACTGCAGAAGCATCAAAGCCACCGCCGCTTTGTACGGGTATAGCCGTTGGGTGTAACTGCCCCTCATCCTCCGGCACAGCTTCAAGACCGGCTATACGCTTGGCTTCAGCACGATCAATAATGCCAGCCTTGTACAGCCGCTCTGCACGTTCTGCTTCAGCTGCAAGGTCATCAGCCAATGCCCGTACGGTTTCAAGGTCGTACTGTATGAAGTCACCCTCTTGGGTTTCTGGGTATTCCGGCAACAGGTCTGCGGTAATCGCATCCGCCAAAGTACGGAGCAAAGGCACCATGCCATCTTCCCACGCCGCTTGTTGAGCGCGCTCATAGTTACTATATGTAGACCGCTCTAACCCGCTTCCAAGGCCCAACACCATTGGGTTGATGCCAAGAGCGGAACAGATACGCTCCTCCGGTACACGCCGTACGGAATCCAAAGCAAGCTCGGAAGGTGTAAGGCTAACACGGTCAAGTTTGTACGCACCGGTCATTACCACGATGCCACCTGAACCGTCCCCGGTAAGGTCTTCGTGCAGTTGTCTTTTGACCTGCCGGGCATCATCGATGCTTATGTCTACGGTCTGGTCTTTTGCATCAGGACCAACGATAAGCGATGGCATAGCCCCGTTAGCAAGCAAACCATAAGCGGTGGTGGATGCAGTATTGTCCGTAGCAATCTCACGTAGTACAGCCATGACTGGAGACCTACCCAAGCGAATATCCTGCGGGTCTCGGTTGTATCTTATGTGGATGATGTCAGAAACGGGGATGTCAAAAGAACGACCATCAGTGGTGTAGATGTAGTGCGTAAGCGGGTTCGTACCATTACCAACCGGTCTAACCATGTCCTGCGGCAAGAACTGTAAAGCCGTCACTACACCACGGGTTGTAGATCGAATCTTTCTCAGGTACGTGTTGCCAAATAATTTATAATCTTGTATGACCCAACCCCAAAATAAGCTGCCCATAATCATTGGGTCTGGTTGAGCCATCAGCTGAATAACTGGGTGGTCTTCTACCGGTTCCGCTTGCTGGCTGTCTACCGGTCTGTAGAGTCTTGGTGTTGCCTGTGGGTAGTTACGCACATACCAATCAATGGCAGATGCCACGATGCCGTTCAGCCCAAGGTCACCGGCTATGCGTGACCAGTCTTTGGTTGATCCGGGAAGCGCCCGACGTAGCAATGTCTGCAGTTGACCAGAGCCATAACCGGTAAGGTAGATGTCCCTAGACTGGCTGAGTGGCAGCGGTAGTGCCTGTGTCGGGTTGGCTGCGGCTTTACGGCCTAAGAAGCGGTCAAAGATACCCATGGCTTCAGTATCCCACAAAAAGAAAAAGCCCCCTTGCGGGGGCCTGTGGTAGTTTGTAGGTTTAGATTGTTGATATTGCGATACGTGCCATCTTTGCGTACTCTGGTTCAAGGTCGGTAACAACTTCGCCAGTTGAAACATTTACATACAACTTTGCGTTGATGATACGTCCAGCCTTGCTGTTGCTGATGCGCTCGCCGTTCAATGTAACGTTACGCAGTGAGCCGGTTTTGTAGCATTCAACTTCAAGACCAAGAATGTGTTGAGGCTTGAAGTAAACCCGGTGATTCGTTCCGCCCGTCCACTCTTTGCCGCCTGCCTCTACCAACCGTGTAATAAGTTCCATTGTCATATCTCCCTGCTTGATGTCACCAATATACACTTTACGTGTATATCTTGCAAGTATATAAGTAGATATATTTTAGACGGCACCCCAAC